AAAAAAATAGATATGGGATTTAAAATGAGAAGATCTGGCATGAGCCTAAGATCAACAACAAGAATACAACCGCAGTTAACAAACTTGCAGTCTAATCAAGGTTCTCCAATACATCAAGACGAAATTGTTGGAGCTGAGTTCAATCCTACAACATATCAGGAAACTGATAGTGGCGTTAGTGGTCAAAGAAGTAGTGATGGGAGTTCAAGTCTGTATGGTGAGATTAGTTCTGGAGGCAAACAAATGGATGATGATAAATGGATAAAATTTTGTGAAGATAACCCATGTCACCGTGCTTGTCATACGCAATTTGGTCAATGTCCAGAAACGGATGGAGAGACACAGACGGGTGAAGGTCAATTATCAGTTACTACACCTGAAACTTCTGGAAATATGTTAACTCCTAGAGAAATGAGGAGAAACTATAGAGCTACTGATATATTTAGAAGAAGACAAGAAGATCTAATAAGAAGAGCTAATAAAGATTATAGACAAGCTATTAGAAGAGGAGAAACCCCACCACCAGGAGTAATGAAAATACTATCAGGTGAATACTTGGGTAATATGGATGGTGTTAACCAAGGTCAAGCCAGTACAGGTACAACAAACCTTTTTACTGGGCAAAAAACACGTAAGTTTAATCCAAAGAATGGTGGTAGTGAAAAGAACTTAAAAGCTGAGTTAAATAATGAACTTCAAAAACCTGAGTATGCAAAAATGGATCCTAAGGAAGCTATAAAAAAAGCGGAGCAAATTGTTAGTGATGCTTATATAGCAGGTGGAAAAGTAAATGTTTATAATCCAGGTCAATATCTAAGCAAAAGAAGTAGAAACTTATCAGACAATAGAGGTCTTACTCCAGATGATTTTGGTGATTATGGTTTAAAAGGTAGAAGTCAACGAAAAGTAGACAAAGACGCTAGACGTGTTACAGGGTATAAAGAGGATTTAATGAAAGGTGTTATTGAGAATCAAAACGCTAAAAAAGATGAACCTAAATACCAGTACGATCCTAACAACGAAGATGGTATGTCTAAAAAAGAATATGACCGTCTAAAAAGAAAAATAACTAAAAGAAGAGGTGACAATAGTGCTTTTAAACAAAAAGACTCACCGATAAATATGACCGTGAATATAACTAAGCCATCTTACAAAATGGGTGGATTTGGATCTAAATAACTATGGCATTTAGATTACCAAATAAAAATATAAAATCAGCGATATCTACAACTGGCTATAAGTCTAATAGTCCGGATGTAGATAACGACGTTAATATAATACCTAGTAGTAAAATTACTATGAAAGGTGTTGACTTTCCTGTTAAAGGTGTAGGTAGCAATGGTGTTACAAAAAACATGAAACCAGGAGAGGATTATGATTTTGGTGATGCTGACTATGTTGTTGAAACTCCTATAAAGCAGTCTAACAAGAGAACAAAAGGTAAAGGTAGACATTTTAGAAAATCAGAAGAAGGGGCTGGTATGACGTCAGCTGGTGTTGCTTCATATAGAAAACAAAATCCAGGCAGCAAGCTAAAGACAGCTGTAACTGGTAAGGTAAAAGCTGGTAGCAAGGCTGCTGGACGTAGAAAATCTTTTTGTGCTAGATCAAAAGGTTGGACAGGTGAAAGAGGTAAAGCTGCAAGGCGCAGGTGGAAATGTTAAAACATATATATTATGCCTAAAAAGAAATTTAGTGAAACAAAGGTCGGAGCATTTTTATCAAAAGTAGCTCCAGGTATACTAGGAACCGTGGGTGATATACTGCCTGATAACGGTTTATTTGGTGTTGTGAAAAATCTTATTTCAAAAGACGAAACAATGCCTGTAGAAGACAAGGAAAAAGCATTAAAGCTTTTAGAACAAGACATGGTAGAAATGCAAGAAGTTAGTAAACGTTGGGCCAGCGATATGAAAAGCGATTCATGGCTCTCAAAAAATACACGTCCACTTACTTTAATATTTTTAACTGTCTCAATGGTTCTATTGATATTCTCAGATAGCATAGGTGAATCATTTGAAGTTGATTCTGGTTGGGTTGATTTATTAAAGTCTTTATTGATAACTGTATATGTAGCTTATTTTGGTTCGCGAGGAGCTGAGAAGTTTAAGAAAATATCTAAATAATGGCTAGAATAAACCAATATCCCTTAGATGGAAGTATAGATAAAACAGACTTACTTATAGGTTCTGATAATGGTGGTACTACTAAGAACTATCAAGTATCAGATATTGGTAAAGCTATAAGTAAATTTAACATGGCTGGTCAACCTCAGATATGTTATAGATATAATAAAGGTAATAACTTAACTGGTAATTTAAGCATAGTTGGTGAAACAAACGCCACTAAAGTATTTACATCAATAACAACAGTTATTGTAAGTAAGTTTGCTTTTGGTGACACTAACACGTCAGAAAACATACTATTAAATATGGTTGGCCAAGAGATAACTATAACAGATATAGATAATCCAAATAACTTTGGAGCTTACACGTTAGATTCAGCAACAGTATTACCTTCTGATAACAATTTTTATACACTAGCTCTCTTCAACACTGGAGGTGCTGGTAATATTGTTTATGAGCAGTTCTATGTTATGACTAGTAAAAAAGGTGATTTATCTTTTGTACATGAGCAAACAAATGCTTCTAACACGTGGGTTGTAAATCACAACTTAGGTAAGAAACCTAGCGTAACAATAGTTACAACAACTGACACTACTGTGATAGGTGAGATAACATATAATAATCAAAACAAACTAACAATAAACTTATCCAGTGCTAATTCTGGTAAAGCGTACTTAAACTAACAATAACTAACAAAAACTAAAAAATGGCATTAAAATATTTAGTTGATTTAAACATCAATGATAATGTACTTCAAAACGCAAGAGTATTATCAAGCGGATCAGCACCAACCGCATTAATTGGTGCTATTTATGTAGATACCAACGATAGTAACAAGCTTAAATACCATGATGGTACTCAGTTTATATCACTAGGATCTGCAACTGGAGATTTAACAGCTATAGTAGCTGGAGCTGGTTTAACAGGTACTAGTTTAAGCGGTCCAATACCAACTTTAAACGTAGGATCTGGTTGCGGTATAACCGTAAACGCTAATGATATAGAAGTAACGGCTGCTCAAACATGTATAACAAGTATATACAATACAGCATTAAAAGTTGGTAGAGCATCTACTGACGCTAGAATAGACTTTGCTACTGGTAACACAATAAAACTTATAACCAATACTGACGGTCAAGGTGGTATAACACTAGCTGATGGTGTACTTAGACCTGCTACAACGAATGACATAGATTTAGGTACTTCTAGTGTGCAGTTTAAAAATGCTTATTTTGATGGTACTGTAACATCAGACGCTTTTTCTGGTCCTTTAAGTGGAAACGCAACAACAGCAACCACGCTAGCAACAGCTAGAACAATTGGTGGTGTTAGTTTCAATGGATCAGCGAACATAAACCTACCAGGTGTTAATACTGGAGGTAATCAAGATACAAGCGGTAACGCAGCTTCGGCAACTGTTCTACAAACAGCTAGAGCTATAAATGGTGTAAATTTCAATGGTAGCGCACCTATAACAATTACAGCTGCTGGTTCTACTTTATCAGACACTGTGCCTATTTCAAAAGGTGGTACTGGTGCAACTAGTGCTGGAAGTGCTTTAAGTAATTTTGGTGCTACTGATATCGGTAAATCAGTGTTTGGGCTTACGAATCCAAGTGCTGTAAGATTCCCAAGATTTAACGCTAACAACACTACAACAGCTTTAAGTGCTAGTGATTTTAGAGCCGCTATTGGAGCGGGTACTGGTGCTGGCGATATAACAGCTGTAAACACAAATTCAGGTTCAGGTTTATCAGGAGGCGCATCAAGTGGTGCTGCTAATTTAATCATTAAAAACGTAAGCAACTTCACTGATAACACATTATTGGTGTGGAATGATGCAGAAGGTAACTTAGAAAATTCTCTTATCACAGATAATGGATCTACTGTTGTAATAAATGGTAATCTAGATGTTCAAGGAACTACTACCACTATAGATTCAACTACAGTGGCTATTGGTGATAACATGATGAAGTATGCTAAAGACAATACTGCAAACGCTTCTGATATTGGTTGGTATGGTAAAATAGTAGCAAGTGGTACTAAATACCCTGGTATGTTTTATGATGCTAGCTCTGGTGTTTCAACACCTATATTTAAAGTTGGTTTATCAACAACAGAACCAGGTGGTACAGCCGCTATAGCTACAAAAGGTACTGTAGATGCTAACTTAACAGGTAACGTAACAGGTAATGTAACAGGTAATGTTACAGGATCTTCTGGATCATGTACAGGTAATGCAGCCACAGCTACAGCTTTACAAAATGCGAGAACAATTGGTGGTGTATCTTTTAATGGAACAGCTAATATAAATTTACCAGGTGTAAATCAAGGTGGTAACCAAGACACATCTGGAAACGCGGCTTCTGCAACAGTATTAGAAACTGCAAGAACAATTGGTGGTGTTAGTTTTAACGGTAGTGCCAATATTAATCTACCTGGTGTAAACGCGGCTGGTAATCAAAACACTACTGGTAATGCCGCTTCAGCTACAGTGTTAGCAACTGGTAGAACTTTTAGAACAAACTTAGCTAGCACTTCAGCTGTTAGTTTCAATGGTAGTGCAAACGTTACGCCAGGTGTAACAGGTACTTTACCAGTAGCTAACGGTGGTACTGGTCTTACTAGTTTATCTACTTTTGTTAGAACAACAGGTAACCAAACAATAGCGGGAACTAAAACTTTTAGCTCTACTATATCTGGTAGTATTAGTGGTAATGCTGGTACAGCAACAATTTTAGCGACCGGTAGAACAATAGGTATGACTGGTGATGTTGTTTGGACTTCAGCTTCATTTAATGGATCTGGAAATGTAACAGGAGTTTCTACAATACAGTCAGGTGCTATTGATCAATCTATGTTGTCAGGTGCTGTTAAGGGATTTGAAGGACTATTAAACAGTGGAACATCTGGTATTGCTAGAGATTACAATACAACAACAACAGGAATGACAACTTTTGTTTTAACTTTATCTACAGTAATGGGTGGTGGTGACGGTAGAAAATGCATGGTTGAGCTTAGAGAGGCTTCAACTTACGCTACTGTTATAGCTGACGTAACTAGATCAAGTTCAACTGTTATTGTCAAAATGAAAGGCAACGTGGCTGATAGTGATTACGGTGTTTACATAAAACAAGTAGGATAATAATAATAATAATATTCAACCGGCTCTTCGGGGTCGGTTTTTAATTTAATATAAAATAGATGGCTAAAATATTAACCGATCAAAATTACATAGACGAAGTTCAGGCTAAATTTGGAACAAGTGGTGATCTACAAATATATCATGACGGAAGTAATAGCTATATAAAAGATGCAGGTACAGGAGATTTAATAATAGATTCAGGGACGTTAAAATTAAGAAACGCAGCTGGTGATAAAACACTTATAGAGGCGAGTAGCTCCGCGGTTAAATTATATTATAACAACTTAGAAAAACTAACAACAGTATCTGGTGGTGTTAGCTTAGGTAGTAATAGTCTTTATTTAGGTCAATACTCTGCTATATATCTAAATGGAGTAGGTCCTTCAGCAGGTAAGGTTGTAGTAGGTACTGGTTCTAGCTCGCAGTTACAATGGGTTGATAGTGTCTCAAATATAACTGTTTCTCCAGGTTTAAACATTTCTTCAAGCACTAGTATTGGTGCAATAACTAAAAATATATCTCTAGACTTCACCGAACTAAATGATGTAGACGGTGAAGATCCTGGGGTTGCTGCGTTTGTTGTTTTAGATACCGAAGATGAGAATGCTAAAATACCTATCTCAGATGTACGAAATATAGATGCGCATTGGAAAACATTTCAAACAGTAATAACTTCTAACTTCGATGATAGAAGTAGTAGCACTAGTATTTGGTACATGCCACTTAACTACATATCTGAAGTTACATCTGCTAATTACTATAACACGTTTGCGTGTCCTGCAAATGGAACAGTTAAAAGAATAAGAATGATGCACACCGCTGGTTCAACAATGAGTACGTCCTTTACTACAGAACTATCTATTCTTAAAAACGGTTTATTGACTTCATTTTCTGGAGAATTAACACCTACTAATGGAAGTAATGACGGTAGTGCTATATCATGGGCACCGAACTATGCCTTCAATATGGGAGACAGGATAAATTTTAGATATCAGAAAAGCGCAACTAGTAAATATTGGTACGGGGTTAGTGTAAGTATAATAATTGAATTCGATACTGTATAATGGCAAATATAAACAATAAAATACGAGGTAAAAAACTATTTAAACAAGGTCTTGCTAGCCAAGAAGCTGTAAAAGGTGGTGATGGAGAAGTAACTGTTTCTAAACAAAAGTCAGATGAACTTGCTGGTTTAACAGATATTAGTGAAGTTTACAACGATGAAGGTTTATTTCAATCAAACAAGTTTTTAATAAAACACGTTGAAGACGTAAGAGCGGATGTAGAGGAAATACATACATTTATAAGCGAGGCTTTTGGTAGGGATTCTTCTCAAGCCGCTTCTCAAGGAGCTAAAGGTGATACTGGATCAAGAGGCCCTCAGGGTAATGTTGGTGCTCAAGGAGCTACTGGACCACAAGGTGCAACTGGCGCTAAAGGTAGTACAGGTTCTGTTGGAGCTCAAGGTCCTAGAGGTTACGCTGGTTCAAATGGAACAAACGGTACAGATGGTGACAAAGGAGCTACGGGTTCTCAAGGACCTCAAGGTGTAGCTGGTGCTAAAGGAAATACAGGTTCACAAGGACCAACCGGTCCAACAGGGCCAAAAGGAAACACAGGCTCACAAGGTCCACAGGGAGTACAAGGTTCCCAAGGTAGTGCAGGATGGGGTATATCAATGCAAGGTCAAGTATCTACATCATCTAGCTTGCCATCAAGTGGTAATTCAAATGGTGACGCTTATATAGTACAATCAGACGATTCTATATGGGTATGGACATCAGCAGATGGATGGGTTACAGGTGGATCTATTAAAGGTACACAAGGTGTAAAAGGTAATACGGGATCTCAAGGACCGCAAGGGGCTAAAGGTAATACTGGCAGTCAAGGTTCTCAAGGAATACAAGGAATACAAGGACCAACTGGACCAAAAGGTAGTACCGGATCAACGGGTGGTATAGGACCACAAGGACCAAAAGGTAATACTGGATCAACAGGTTTACAAGGTGCGGCAGGTAGTGATGGAGATGATGGTGTTAATGGAGCAACTGGCCCAACGGGTCCACAAGGTGCAAAAGGTAACACAGGTTCTACTGGACCAGCAGGACCAAAAGGTAGTACGGGATCTCAAGGGGTTATAGGTTTACAAGGCCCAAGAGGATATACAGGCGCAGCTGGTTCTAACGGAACTGACGGTGATGATGGTGCTAAAGGAGATAAAGGTGACACGGGTAACGTAGGTGCCGCTGGCCCAACAGGGCCAAAAGGTTCAACAGGTGCGGCAGGCGCGGTTGGCTCTCAAGGACCAAGAGGTTACACAGGTACCGCAGGTGCTACTGGTGGAATTGGTCCACAAGGACCTGAAGGTGATACCGGGTCTACAGGACCTCAAGGAGCCAAAGGTAATACTGGGTCCGCGGGTGCAGCTGGTGGAACAGGACCTCAGGGACCTAGAGGTTATACTGGATTAGCTGGGGCAAAAGGAGACAAAGGAGATACTGGAGCCGCTGGTAGTGCTGGAGTGCAAGGGCCAAGAGGATATACTGGTGCCACAGGGGGTACTGGTCCACAAGGACCTGCTGGAGCAAAAGGCTCAACGGGATCTGCTGGTAATAGTCACTTAAGCGGAGTAGAATCTATAACATTTAATGAAAAATCAGGACAATTAGAAGTTGTAATAGACAAATCAACTTATAGATTTAATCCAGCAAAATAAATAAAAATGGCAATTAATTATAGATTTGAAATTCACAAAATAAACGCGCTTGTTGAATCACAAGGCAAAGAGAACCTAGTAACAAGAGTACATTATACGTATTCAGGATCTAAAGAAGTTGAAGGTATTACTTATTCTGATCATATCGGTGGTATACAGAGCTTTGAGTACAGTGAAGGTCAAGATTTTACACCTTACACTGACACTGAAGATTTTGAGCGTATTGTAGTAGGTTGGCTAGAAGCTGCTTTAGACTTATTGGAGCTACAAAGTAGAATATCAGAAGGTATAGATAAAAAAGCAACACCAGTAGATAATGATCTTTATTTTACATGGCAAGAAGCTTAGTGTTTACAAATTAAAAGAAATAAGTGATTAGTATATATAGGATTAACAATTAAATATAATAAAATGGCAAAAAAAATTAAAAAACAAGAATTACAAGATTTACAAGCTTTGGTTGGTGAAATAAATCAAATNAAACTACAGCTAGGGGACATTGAAGTTCAAAAGCATGCGTTACTACATAAAGTAGCTTCTATTGAAGCGACTGATTTAAAGCAAATGCAGGACAAGCTAGAAGAAGTTTACGGTAAAGTTAACGTAAATATATCTGATGGTTCTATAACTGAAATAAAAGAAAATGAGCCTAGTAAGGAAGATTAGTATAGGTAAAGACTATAAGAACGATTCAATGCATTACTCCGTAGGTCAAGAGGTTTACGGAGGACATGTTATTGATTGCATTCTTGAAGAAAAAGACAAGTATTGTATATTTATAAAGAAAGGCGTAGATGTTTTACCGTGGAAAGACTTTAACAAAAACATGGCTATATCTGTTGAATACAACTTGGATTATTAATGAAGAGTGTAATAAACTTTATAGTAAAACCTAAAAACAAAAGATACAACAATACTAAGAAAATAGGTAGTAAAGAGTTAATATTAAACACGGAGATATTTACTCATCAAAACGTAAGTAGAAATGCTATTGTTTTGCAAACACCTACAGTTGGTTGTACAGATATAAGACAAGGTGACGAAGTAATAGTACATCACAACGTTTTTAGAAGATGGAAAGATATAAGAAATAAAGAGAAAAACTCAAAGGCTTTTTACAAAGAAGATATGTACTTTGTAATGCCTGATCAAATATTTGCTTATAAAAGAAACAACGCCTGGAGCGCAGTAAAAGGTTATAGCTTTGTAAAACCATTAGAAAACAAAGATAATCTCTCTATGGACAAGGAAACACCTCTAATGGGTGTTATAAAGTACATAGATCCAGAATTAAAAAGCCAAGACATAAAATTAAACTCTTTAGTTGGTTTTAGACCTAACTCAGAGTATGAATTTGTTATAGATGGCGAAAGACTTTATAGAGTTCCCACTTTTGCAATTACAATTAAATATGAATATCAAGGAAACGAAAAAGAATATAATCCAAGCTGGACATAAAGCTGTTGAGGAATTAATTAAAGTAGCAAAAGAGGCTATTGTTGATTCAGATGATGATATATCTGCAGACAAATTAAAGAACGCAGCAGCTACTAAAAAGCTAGCAATATTCGATGCTTTTGAGATATTAAATAGAATACAAGAAGAAGAGGACATGCTTAATAACAAGTCAAAAGAAGATGTAGATGAAGTTGCTTTTGGAGGTTTTGCGGAAAGAAGATCTAAGTAATGTACAAGCAAACACTGTACAAGGTCATTGAGCCTATTAAAATAAACACTATAAAAAGACTTAATAAGTCTAAAAAATGGTCTTATGGTTATAACAAAGAACACGATGTAGTTGTTATAAGTAAGACAGGTCAGATAGGTGAGATATATGAGATACAAAACCTCAAAATAGCTCTACCTAAAATAAGTAACCCACATAAATTTAGTAAGGATAAGTGGGAGGTTGCTGAGTACCCAAAAGAGTTAAAAAAAATTAAAACAGTTTTTGACTGGAGAGATTATACTGAAGATTTTAAAGATAAATGGTATGAGTATATTGATAGAGAGTTTAAGCGCAGGGAAGAAGGTTTTAGCTTCATTAGCAAAGGTAAGCCTACTTACATTACTGGCACTCACTATATGTACTTGCAGTGGTCCAAAATTGATGTTGGGCAGCCAGACTTTAGAGAAGCGAATAGATTATTCTACATATTTTGGGAGGCATGCAAATCCGATACCAGGTCATATGGAATGTGTTATCTTAAAAACCGTAGGTCAGGTTTCTCATTTATGTCCTCAGCTGAATCGGTCAACCTTGCTACAATATCAACGGATTCACGGTTTGGAATATTGTCCAAATCTGGTCCCGATGCTAAGAAGATGTTCACAGATAAGGTGGTACCAATTTCCGTCAACTATCCCTTCTTTTTCAAGCCGATTCAGGACGGTATGGATAGGCCAAAGACCGAGCTCGCGTATAGAGTCCCTGCAAGTAAACTCACAAGAAGGTCGATTGTTAAAACCACTAAGAACAACGAAACAGAAACGTTATCAGGTCTTGACACCACCATCGATTGGAAGAACACCGGCGACAACTCCTATGATGGGGAGAAACTTAAACTCCTCGTCCACGATGAATCAGGGAAGTGGGAAAGGCCGAACAACATCCTCAACAACTGGAGGGTTACGAAAACAACATTAAGGTTAGGATCTAGAATTATTGGTAAGTGTATGATGGGATCAACATCAAACGCTTTAGATAAAGGAGGTGATAACTTTAAGAAATTATATAACAATTCAGATGTTACAAAAAGAAACCGCAATGGGCAGACAAGCTCAGGACTCTATAGTTTGTTCATACCTATGGAATGGAACTACGAAGGATTCATTGATTCTTATGGCTTACCTGTATTCGACACACCACAACAAGAAAGTGTTGGACCTTATGGCGAAATAATAGACACAGGTATATTAGAGCATTGGCAAAACGAAGTTGATGGTTTAAAAAACGATGGTGATGCTTTAAACGAGTTTTACAGACAATTTCCTAGAACTGAAGAACACGCTTTCAGAGATGAAACTAAAAACAGTATATTTAATTTAGCAAAAATATACGAACAAATAGATTTTAATGAGGATTTAAATAATGATTCTCAAATAACAATAGGTAGCTTTCAATGGGTTAATGGTGTAAAAGATTCAAAAGTAATGTTTTACCCAAATCCAGCAGGAAGATTCAAAGTCAGTTGGGTACCGCCATCTAACAAGCAAAACTTTACAGTTGTTAAAAACGGTATGAAATACCCAGGTAATGAACACATGGGTGCGTTTGGTTGTGATAGTTATGATATATCAGGAACTGTTGATGGTAAAGGCTCAAACGGAGCTTTACATGGTTTAACTAAATTTAGTATGGAGGATTGTCCTCCAAATCAATTTTTTTTAGAGTATGTAGCTAGGCCTCAGACAGCTGAGATATTCTTTGAGGACGTTCTAATGGCTTTAGTTTTTTACGGGATGCCATTATTAGCAGAGAATAATAAACCTCGTTTATTGTATTATTTAAGAAGACGTGGTTATAGAGGATATTCTATGAACAGACCTGATAAAGTTTGGAATAAGTTGTCTACTGCTGAAAAAGAAGTAGGTGGAATACCAAACTCAAGTGAAGATATAAAGCAAGCACACGCCGCTGCTATTGAAATGTATATACAAGATCATGTTGGATTAAAGTCTGATAATACATACGGAACATGTTATTTTAACGAAACATTACAAGACTGGGCAAAGTTTGATATTAATAATCGTACAAAGTTTGATGCGGCTATTAGTTCAGGACTAGCTGTTATGGCTTGTAATAGACATTTGTACAGAGCAAATCCAATTATGAAAAAAGAAAAATTAAACTTAAGCATAGCTAAATACGGACAATCAGGTATGCGTTCAAAACTAATAGAAAATTAATATGGCTGAGTCAGTTGTAAAAGGTTATTTTCCGAGTCAAGTTGTACCTGACGCAGAGAAGTTAAGTGCTGAGTATGGTTTACAAGTGGGTAAAGCTATAGAGTACGAATGGTTTGACGGATCTACGTCTAATCAAAGATACAATCAGCATCAAGCTGAGTTTCACAAACTAAGATTATACGCTAGAGGTGAACAACCTATACAGAAGTATAAAGATGAGTTATCAATAAACGGTGACTTAAGCTATTTAAACTTAGACTGGAAACCAGTACCTATTGTGCCTAAATTTGTTGACATAGTTGTTAATGGTATATCAGAAAGATCTTTTGATATAAAATGTTACTCTCAAGATCCTTATGGTATAGAAAAAAGAACTAAATACATGGAGTCTATATTGAGAGATATGAAGACAAAGGATTTAAATCTTTTTGCTCAAGAAGCTTTTGGTATATCTTTATTTGAATCACCTCCAGAACTTTTACCTAATTCACAAGAAGAGCTTGATCTACACATGAAGCTTAGTTACAAGCAAGGTATAGAGCTAGCTGAAGAGCAAGCTATAAACGTTTTGCTAAAAGGTAATAGATATGACCTTACTAAAAGAAGAGTTAATTATGATCTAGCAACTATAGGAATAGGTTGTGTTAAAAATACTTTTACAAAATCTGAAGGAGTTAAAGTTGAATACGTTGATCCAGCTAATATTGTTTATTCATATACAGAGGATCCTGATTTTCAAGACATATACTATGTAGGTGAAATAAAAACAATACCTATAAATGAACTAAAGAAAGAGTTTCCAGATCTAACAGACGAAGACCTAAAGGCGATACAAAGTCAAGGTATACATCAAAACTCTTATTCAACTAGTAGATACAACTCATCTAACTCTGATGACAAAAATCAGATACAAGTCTTATATTTTAACTATAAAACCTATATGAATGAGGTTTACAAAGTTAAAGAAACAGCTACTGGTGGTGAAAAGATAATATTAAGAGATGACACTTTTGATCCACCTATAAATGAAATGACAGGTAATTTTGGTAAAATATCAAGATCATTAGAAGTTTTATATGAAGGTTGTTTAATTTTAGGCACTGACTATCTTTTAAGATGGGAGATGGCTAAAAACATGATGAGACCTAAGAGTGATTATAGCAAAGTTAAAATGAACTACGCTATTAACGCTCCTAGAATGTACAAAGGTAGGATAGATTCTTTAGTAAAAAGAATAACAGGTTTTGCAGATATGATTCAACTAACGCACTTAAAACTGCAACAAGTTATGTCTAGGATGGTTCCTGATGGTGTTTATTTAGATGCAGATGGATTAGCTGAAGTTGATTTAGGTAATGGCACGAATTATAATCCTCAAGAAGCGTTAAATATGTTCTTTCAGACGGGATCTATAATAGGTAGGTCTTTTACTTCTGAGGGAGATATGAATCCAGGTAAAGTGCCTATTCAAGAAATAAATAGCAGTAGTGGCGGTCAAAAGATACAAAGCTTAATAACCAACTACAACTATTACATGCAAATGATAAGAGACGTGACGGGTCTAAATGAAGCTAGAGATGGTAGCATGCCAGACAGTAGAGCTTTGGTAGGTGTTCAGAAATTAGCAGCTGCGAACTCAAACACAGCTACAAGGCATATACTTGAATCAGGTGTATCTTTAACTCAAGAGCTAGCTGAAGGTTTATCACTTAGAATATCTGACATATTAGAGTTTTCTCCTACTAGAGAAGCTTTTATACAGAAAATAGGAAATCAAAACGTTGGTATTTTAGAAGATATATCTAATTTGTATTTACATGACTTTGGTATATTTATAGAGCTAACACCTGATGATGAAGAAAAAGCTGTTTTAGAAAACAACATACAAGCAGCTGTTGCAGGTGGTTTAATAGATTTAGAAGACGCTATAGATCTTAGAGAGATAAAAAACATAAAGCTAGCAAACCAACTATTAAAGCAAAGAAGAAAAAAGAAACAAGACAGAGATCAACAGATACAACAAGAGAATATGCAGGCTCAAGCTCAAGCAAATGCTCAGGCTCAGCAAGTTGCAGCTCAAGCTGAAGTACAAAAATCTCAAGCTCTTTTTCAAATTCAATCACAAATGGAGCAATTAAAAAGTCAGATGAAATCTCAACAGATGCAACAAGAAGCTATGTTGAAAAAAGATCTAATGACTTTAGAGTTTGAATTTAACATGAAGCTAAAAGGTATTGAGGTTGACGGTGATAAAAACAAAGAGGCTTACAAAGAAGATCGTAAAGACGAAAGAACAAAAATACAAGCAACTCAACAAAGCGAGTTGATAGATCAAAGAAAAAATGACTCATCACCTAAAGATTTTGAATCTGTAGGTAATGACAACATGAGTGGTTTTGACATGGGTCAGTTTGGACCTATGTAATTAATTTTATAATTTTATAATATTTTATTATGGCTAAAGAAGAAAAAGTAGTCGAACAAGCTGTGGAGGAAATAAAACCACAAGTTGAAGAGACTGAAAAAGGTGATCTAGTACCTGAAGTTACCGTTAAAGAAGACGGTACGCACAAAATAGATTTTGACAAACTAGTGACTAAACCAGTTAAAGGTGAGGTTGCAAAGCAAGATGTCAAAGAAGAAAAGGTTGAAGAAGCTGTAGCTGAACAACCAGTAAATGAAGAACCTGTTGTTTTAGAAGAAATAACACAAGAGGTTATTCAAGAAAAAGTAGAGGATTTACAAGAGGATATAGTTGAAGCTATTGAAGAGCAAAAACAAACTGGTATTGAGTTACCAGATAATATTCAAAAGGTTGTAGATTTTGTAAATGAAACAGGTGGTAGTTTAGAAGACTACGTAAAGCTTAATCAAGATGTGGATGCTTTAAATGAAGAGCAGTTATTGGTTGAGTACTACCAAAATACAAGACCTCACTTAGATCCATCTGAGATAAACTTTTTAATAGAAGATAAATTTGCTATTGAAGAGGATATGGAAGATGAAAGAGATATTAAAAGAAAAAAACTAGCTAGAAAAGAAGAATTAGCAAATGCTAAGAATCATCTAAACGGTTTAAAAACAAAATACTATGAAGAGATTAAAGCTGGTTCAAGGTTAGCGCCTGAACAACAAAAAGCTGTAGATTTTTTCAATAGATATAACAAAGACAAAGAGGTTGCTGAAAAGCAAACTCAAACTTTCAACAATAAAACTAACCAAGTTTTTAATGACGATTTCAAAGGTTTTGAATACAAAGTCGGAGACAAGAGGTATAGGTTTAATGTTAAAAACCCGAATGAAGTAAAAGACAGCCAAAGCAACATCAATAATTTTGTTAAGAAGTTTCTTAATAAAAACAACGAGATGCAAGATGCTACTGGTTATCATAAATCTTTATTCACCGCAATGAATCCTGACGCAATTGCAAACCATTTTTACGAACAAGGAAAAGCTGATGCCATGAAGCAAAGTATTGCTGCTACGAAAAACATTAGTATGGATCCTAGGAAAGGTCAAAGTGCTGCACCTCAACAAGGTACAACATATAGATCTGTCGATGCAGATGGTCAGTCAGTTAAGTGGGGATTTAAAAAACGAAAATAAATTAACAAAACTTAAAAATTAAAAATTATGGCTTTAGCTGGAACTGGCGCTGAGTTATCACACGTGGTACCTCGCCCAAACAAACTTGCATATGACAACAACTATTTGTCAATTGCTGACAATGATTTTAACTTTGCAAAACAATTCTTACCAGAAGTATATGAGAAAGAAGTAGAAAGATACGGTAACCGTACTATCTCTGGTTTCTTAAGAATGGTAGGAGCTGAAATGCCTATGGCTTCTGACGAAGTTGTGTGGTCTGAACAAGGTAGAATCCATGTAGCATCTAACAACGCTACAATCGCAAACGTAAACGCAACAAGTGATGCGATTACATTAGTAACTGATCCTGCTGGAAACGGTGACGGATTAACTGCTGCTCAACAAGCTGCTTTATATTCTGTAGGAGATACATTAGTAGTTTCTCAAGGAAATAAAACAGTAAAAGCAAGAGTACAAGGTGTAGCGGGAGTTGTACTTACGGTATCTGCTTACGACTACGCTGCTATCCAAGCGGCTGGTGCTGGAAATGCTGGGTTTACTGCTGCTGCGGTAAAACTATTCATCTTTGGTTCTGAGTATGCAAAAGGAACTGATAACTCGCTACAACAATCTGTAGACTCTCCTTTCACTAAATTTACTAACAAGCCAATCATATTAAAAGGTAAGTATTCTATCTCAGGATCTGATACTGCTCAAATCGGTTGGGTTGAAGTAGCTACTGAAGCTGGTGCTTCTGGTTATTTATGGTACTTAAAGTCTGAATCTGAAACAAGAATTAGATTTGAAGACAAATTAGAAATGGCAATGATTGAAGCTGAGAAAACTGTAGCTGGATCTGGTCTTTCTGGATCTTTCGGTGGATCTGAAGGTTTATTTGCTGCTGTTGAATCTAGAGGATTGGTTTATAACAACCAAGACTTTGGAAACGCTGTACCTGCAAGTGGTATTCAAGAATTTGATAACATCTTACAAGAATTAGACAAGCAAGGAGCTATCGAAGAGAACATGATGTTCTTAGATAGAGCTACTAACTTATCTATCGATAAAATGTTAGCTAATCAAAATTCTTACGGAGCTGGAGGTACATCTTACGGTGTATTCGATAATTCTGAGGATATGGCTTTAAATTTAGGTTTCTCTGGTTTCAGACGTGGATCTTACGATTTCTACAAATCTGACTGGAAATACTTAAACGATGCTACTACTCGTGGATTAATCGCTGACGTAGAAGGTATCATGGTACCTGCAGGAACAAGTACAGTATACGACCAATCATTAGGTAAAAATATCTCAAGACCTTTCTTACACATCCGTTACAGAGCTTCTGAAGCAGATGACAGAAAAATGAAGTCTTGGATCACTGGATCTGTTGGTGGAAACTTTACTTCCGACTTAGATAGCATGACTGTAAACTTCTTATCAGAAAGATGTTTATGTGTACAAGCTGCTAATAACTTTGTTCTACTTAAAAAAGTATAACATAACACAGGTAATTCTTACCCTCGTTGTAACTACGGGGGTAACTATTACCCTTATAAACTATTTAATTATATTATATCATGGAAAAAGTAAAAACAAAAAAATCACTAGGCATACCTTTAGGTATGAACTGGGAAATAAAAGATAGGCTTTATACAATGGAAGCCAAAAACAAACCTCTAGTATATACAATACCATCAAAGCACTCGTCTAAAAGACCATTGTTGTATTTTGATGAAAAACTTGGATATCAAAGAGAACTTAAGTATGCTACTAATATGGCTAGTCCTTTAGTAGACGAACAAGAAGGTGAAGCTACATTAGGTAGAATCATAATGAGAAACGGTAAGTTGTTTGTACCAAAAGAAGAGCAATGCTTACAGAAACTATTATCAATTTATCACCCATTAAAAGGTAGTATTTATTCAGAATACGATAAAATTGAAGAGGCTCAAGATGATCTAGCTTACATGGAGTACGAAATAGAAGCTTTATTAGCTGCTAAAGCATTAGATGTTGACGCGGCAGAAGCTATATTAAGAGCTCAAATAGGTAGTGATGTTAACGAATTAACAAGCAAAGAAGTAAAAAGAGACGTTTTACTAATGGCTAGAAGAAACCCAGGAATGTTTCTACAGTTAGCTAATGATGAAAATGTTGAATTAAGAAACTTTGGGGCTAAGGCGGTTGAACAAAACCTTATAAAATTATCAGCAGATCAAAGGATATTTTCATATCCTAATGGTAAGAAGCTATGTGCTGTTCCTTATGACGAACATCCATATAATGCTTTAGCTGCTTGGTTTAAGACTGATCAAGGAATGGAAGTCTATAAGCAGTTTGCTAAAAAAGTAAAATAAAAATGTAAAGTAACCGCCTTCGGGCGGTTGCATTTACTTAAAAATAAAATATGGCTTTTAACACGAAACAAAAAGGCTTCGGTGATACTGTTGAGGCTATTACAAAAGCTACAGGAATAAAAAAAGTAGTTGAAAAAATAAGCAAAGCCACTGGAAAAGACTGTGGTTGTGACAAAAGAAAAGAATATTTAAATAAAAAATTCCCTTATTAATTATGGCTGTAAGTGTAGATACTGTTTACCAAACTGTTTTGAGTACATTAAACAAAGAGCAACGTGGGTACGTTACGCCTCAAGAGTTTAATTTATTTGCAGAACAAGCTCAATTAGATATATTCGAGCAATATTTCTATGATATAAACCAATTTGGTAGACTGCACGGTAACAGTACAGAATATTCAGACATGCTAGATATACTTGAAGAAAAATTAAGTGTATTCGAAGCACCTCCAGTGAATGTTACTATGGCTAACACGGGTATAGGTACTTTGCCAACCAACTATAGGTTAGGTAATGTTATGCATACCACTAACGGTGTAGCTAGAATAGTTGAAAAGCTAAACAAAAAAGACATACAGATACTTCAAATGTCTCCACTGACAACTCCAAACTTAATCAGACCAGCGTATACTAGAACTAGTGAATCAACGATACAGCTTTACCCGGCTACAATAATAGCCNATGTAACGTGTGACATAATATCTAAGCCAACACCTCCAAACTGGAACTACGTTATGGTTTANGGTGAAGCACTTTATAACGCTACTGGTAGCACTGATTTTCAGTTACATCAGTCTGAAGAAATAGCTTTGGTTGAAAAAATATTAGAATTTGCTGGCTTATCTACAAAAGAAGTTCAGATGTACCAAATTGCTAATCAAGAAGAGATGCAAACAATCCAACAAGAAAAACAATAAGATATGCCATTATTCAACGGAACACAACAAGGTTACTATGAGCAAAGCCAAAGCTTTGTAGGCGCTGGAGCTGGAAACCTCACAGTTGGACCAGTAACTACAGCTGCGTTTGCTACTAGACCAACTCAACAGGTTGACATAGTGGTTTTTATAAACGGCATAGAAATAAACAAAAATAGTTACTCGTATAATGGTACAAACCCAGGTGACACTACTCCTGACGATTCTTACGATATATTATTCAATAACACAAATCCAAACACAAATGTGCAAGCTGCTGATGGATCTCCTTTAGCAGGTTTGACTGTATTGTTTAGGGAGGTTTTAGCTACCGAGCAGTTTGGTAACTATCAATATGTTTCTTTAGAGAATATAATAAACAACTTTATAATATCTTACGTAGGTGAAGATAAAATAATATCTAAAGTAAGAAGAACAGATATCGCTTTTCACGCTCAAAGAGGTTTGGCTGAGCTTAGTTATGATACTTTAAAATCTTTTAAGTCTCAAGAGATTGAAGTACCACCTTCTCTATCTATGAAATTACCTCATGATTTTGTTAACTATGTAAAATTATCATGGTTAGATAATGATGGTATAGAAAGAATAATAATGCCTACTAGAAAAACTAGTAATCCTGAAGCGTTGATACAAGATAGTAATTACGATTATAGTTTTGATACAGACGGAACTTTGTTAGCCGCAGCTAATTCTGAAACTTGGGATAAATTTAAAGACTCAACAAATAGAAACAACACTAATCAAGATAACTTAGATGAGTTTGAAAGATACAGAAGCACTCAAGGTGGTAGATATGGACTAGAACCTGAATTAGCTAATAGCAATGGTGTTTATTATATAGACAATTTAAGAGGTAGAATATTTTTTGACTCTAGCTTAGCAGGTAAAATAATAACTTTAAAATACATAAGTGATTCTCTAGGTACAGACAACGAAATGGTTGTTCACAAGTTTGCTGAAGAAGCTTTATACAAACACATAGCTCACGCTATATTAGCTACAAGAGCTAATACTCAAGAGTATTTAGTATTAAGATTTAAGAAAGAAAAGTTTGCAGCAACACGACAAGCTAAATTAAGATTATCAAATTTAAAATCAGAGGAACTTGCTCAAGTAATGAGAGGTAAATCTAAGATAATAAAACACTAAAATATGCCAGAATTTATTCATAACTTTACTCAGGGGAAGATGAATCATGATCTTGATGAAAGAATGGTTCCAAATGGTCAATATAGAGATGCTCTAAATGTAACTGTAGCTACTTCTGAATCTAGCAACGTTGGTGCTTTGCAAAACTTAAAAGGTAACATAGAACTTAAAGGTTCTCCTGCTTCCTCTGGTAATTGGTCTTCTGATTACATTAATTCCCTAAACGATCCAGTTTGTATAGGTTCTGTTAGACATGAGCCTACAGAGTGTATATATTGGTTTATCGCTACCGCTAAAGGCACGACTAGATCTAGCGTTAGCGTTATAGCTGAGTTTAATCAAAAAACTGGAGATGTAACGCCAGTGTTTGTTGATACTAAGGGTATATTAAACTTCACTAAAAACAACTTAATAACAGGTGCAAACATAATAGACGACTTGTTATTCTTTACAGACAACATTAACGAACCTAAGAAAGTAAACATTAAAAAGTTTAAAGAAGGTTCTTCAAACGGTGGAACACCAAGTTTCCTCGTGCATAGTAAGATACCAACTTACAATGTTAATAACAGAACTTATGTTTACAATGCTTCAGGCGCAGATGCTGCGGAAGAGGATATTACTGTTATTAAAAAATCTCCACTAGACGAACCAGGTTTAGTAATGTCAGCTTCTCTTGTAAACGGGCCTGGAACAGGTACTGATCCCATTACTACAGCTTATTCCTTTAACAACTACTACAACTTCACGTACATAACAGAAGCCGCTACTGGTAACTCACCAGCGGAGTACAAGCCACTACCAACGTTTCAAGAATATCAAGAAGCTTTAGGTACCGGTGGAGCGTTTCCAACTAATATGGAGTTTGTAAACA